GCCGTGACATGCCAGCCAAGTCGAAGTCGCAGTTCCGTCTGATGAAGGCGGCCGAGAAAAACCCGAAGTTCGCGAAGAAGGTCGGGATCAAGCCTTCGGTGGCGGCTGAGTTCACCTCGGGCAACGTCAAGGGCCGCTCATACAAGAAGCTGCCCGAGGCGAAGATGCGCGGCGGCGGATCGTGCTGGTGAGCCATGGCGAAGAACGTCAGCCTCGCCATCGGTCGTGGGGAGAAGCTGCCGGCTGATCGCGGTGCTGGGCTGACCGCGAAGGGCCGGGAGAAGTACAACCGCGAGACCGGGTCAAACCTCAAGGCGCCGCAACCCCAGGGTGGGCCGCGGCGTGATTCATTCTGCGCCCGCATGGGCCCGGTGGCCCGCAAGAGCGAGCCTGGAAGCCGGTCTCGTGCGTCTATGAAGCGCTGGAACTGTCCGGGGTGGTGATGGCGTACTCAGGCACTGTTGGCACGACTCTTGTATCGGTCCAGAAGCTGATCGATCACGGCGCTCGTCGCTGCGGCAAGCTGGCCGAGGAGTTGACCTCGGAGCAGGTGCAGGCGTCGCGCACGGTGTTGTTCTACCTGCTGTCGAACCTGATCAACATTGGGATCCAGTACTGGGCCATCAGCAAGAAGGTGTACGGGCTGAATGCCAACCAGTACATCTATGACTTGCCGGTCGGGGGCAATGACGTACTACAGGCGTTGTATCGGCGCATGAACCGGCCGACGCCCAACAGCACCGGCGGATATTCGTCCAGTGCCGGCGGTGTGGTCGCCAACGCTTTTGACAACAACATCGACACCGTCTGTACGCAGGTGAGTGCAAACGGCAACATCGCCGTCAACTACGGTACGAACAACTCGGTGTACATCGGATCGATCGGCATCATGCCGGGCGTGACCGGCGACATCGACTGCGTGTTTGAGTACTCTGCGGACAACATCTCGTGGAGCACGCTGTACGACCCTGGCGTTACGGCGTGGGTCGATGGCCAATGGATCTGGTACGACATCGATCCTGGTCAAGACGTTCAGTACTACCGCATCAGGGCCAGAAATGGCTCAACGCTCTCGCTGAGGGAGTTCTACCTTGGGAACAACTCCACCGAGATCCCGATGGCGCGGCTGAACCGCGACGACTACACGAACCTGCCCAACAAGAACTTCACGGCCAACCAGCCGTTTCAGTTCTGGCTGAACCGCACGATTCCGCAGGCGGAACTGTATCTATGGCCGGTGCCATCTGACCCGTTTGTCCAGATGACGGTGTGGTACTCGCGCCAGATCATGGACGTCGGGCAGCTATCCGGAGAGCTGGAGATACCGCAGCGGTGGTATCTGGCGGTGCAGAACATGCTTGCCCATCAGATGGCCATGGAACTGCCCGGCATTCCGATGGACCGCATCCAGTACCTAGAGGGGCAGGCAGAGAAGTACCTCATGCTTGCGGAGCAGGAGGAGCGCGACAAGTCGCCCATCTACTTCGCGCCCAACATCGGCGTTTACACGAGGTAAGTCATGCCGCTATTCCTCGACACCAGAGGGCTGGCGGATCTTGCGATTGCGGCGTGTGACCGCTGCAAGATGAAGCGCCCGCACGTTGACTTGCGCCCCGACGCCAACTTCCCTGGGCTGCAGGTGTGTGGGCAGGGCTGCGCTGACGACAAGGACCCGTACCGTCTGCCTGCCCGCAAGACCGAGAAAATCACCATCCGTTTCCCGCGGCCGGACGTCAGCGTCGCTGTCAAGGACAATTCCCTGATCACCGGCCCGTATGGGGGCGCCGTCATTTCCACGCAGCAGGGGACGCAGGCGCCGTCTCAGAACGGGAACTTGGACGGCATTGACGTTCAACCAGAGGGTTAAATGCCTAACGTAACCATCACTCAGCTACCGGCCGCTGGCCCGATTGTGGGCACTGAAGCGGTGCCGATCGTGCAGGATGGTCAAACAAGGCAGACCACGACGGCGGCTCTTGCTGCCTCGCCGTCGCAGTTCCAGACGTTCCTGACGCTGAATCAAGAGCCAACGCTTCCCAACAGCCGCCGGCTGACCGCAGGAGCTGGCCTGGGGCTTGCGGACAGCGGAGCCCTATCCACCCTTGCCCTGAGCCTCAACGGCGCCTCTGGGAGCCTGGAAACGGCCTTGACGGGCATCGTGGCGAAGACGGGCGGCGTGACTGTCGTGGCGCGGACGCTGACGGCTTCCGGCTTGGGGTTGAGCATCGCCAACGGCAATGGGGTGGCTGGCAATCCGACGTTCGCTCTGACCGGGCTGGCGGCCGATCTTGCGAACCTGTCTGGGCCCGGGCTGGTGTCGTCGGACGGTTCAAATCTGAACCCGCGGGTGCTGTTGGGCACGGCCAGCGAGATCGACGTGACCAACGGAACGGGCGCCTTGGCCAACCCGACGGTGGGGCTGGCGGACAACCCGATCATCCCGGGTACTGGTGGCATGAAGCTGCCTACCGGGACGACTGCTGAGCGCAATCCCAACACGAACGGCTACGTGCGCTACAACACCGATCTGGGCGCGTTTGAAGGGTACGCCGGCGGATCTTGGGTTCAGTTCTCAGCGGTCAGCGCGACCGTCAGTTCTTTCAGCGGCGGACCCACTGGGCTTACTCCTGCTTCGGCGACCACCGGGAACATAGTGCTGGGCGGCGTGTTGGCCGTCGACCATGGTGGAACGGGTCAAGCCACCTTTGACGATGGTGAGCTACTCATCGGCAGCACTGCCGGCAATACGCTGGTCAAGTCGACGCTGACTGCCGGGTCTGGCATTTCCATCACCAATGGCGGCGGCAGCATCACGATTGCCGCCACGTCCGTCGGCACCGTGACGTCCGTGTCGGGCACTGGAAGCGTCAACGGCATCACCCTGACCGGCACGGTGACGTCTTCTGGCAACCTGACGCTCGGCGGTTCGCTCACTGGAGTGGACTTGGCCTCTCAAGTCACAGGCACGCTTCCGATTGCGAACGGAGGAACCGGTCAGTCGGCCAAGACGAGCGCTTTTGATGCTCTTGCTCCGTCGACTAGCAAGGGCGACATCATCGTCTACGACGGCACGGACAACGTGCGTCTGCCGGTTGGAACCAACGGCCATTACCTCGTTGCTGACAGCGCAGCGGCATCGGGCGTGAAGTGGGCGGCAGCGGCCGCCGGCGGCGTCACTTCTGTCACCGCGTCTGCGCCTCTGGCTTCAAGCGGGGGTTCCACTCCCGACATCAGCCTGACTGGAACTGTTGCTGTCGCCAACGGCGGTACTGGCCTGACCTCTGGAACGTCCGGCGGGGTGTTGTACTACTCAGCGACGGGCGCCCTAGCAAGTTCTGCGGCTCTGGCCGCCAATTCGCTGGTCATTGGTGGTGGCGCCGGCGTGGCTCCATCGACCATCACCACCGGCGTCGGTGTGATCACCGCGCTCGGAGTCAATACGGGCTCCGCCGGTGCTTTCGTCGTCAATGGCGGAGCACTTGGTACGCCTTCTAGCGGTACGCTGACAAACGTTACAGGGTTGCCGCTGTCTACTGGGGTCACTGGAACGCTTTCTGTGGCCAACGGCGGGACCGGCCAGACTACCTACGCTGACGGCGAGCTCCTGATCGGCAATAGCACCGGCGGCACGCTGAGCAAGACCACGCTGACGCAGGGAACCGGCATCACCATCACCAACGGCGCGGGGTCTATAACCGTCTCCAACGCATCGCCGATGACCTACCCTGGTGCTGGTATTCCCAACTCGACGGGAAGCGCCTGGGGGACGTCCTACAGCGTTACAGGCACCGGTACGGTGGTGGCTCTGGCGACATCGCCGTCCTTCACCACGCCGAGCTTGGGCGTTGCGACGGCCACCAGCATCAACAAGGTGGCGATCACAGCGCCGGCAAGCAGCGCGACGCTGACGATCGCCGACGGCAAGACGCTCACGGCCAACAACTCGCTGACGTTCTCGGGCACTGACGGCACGACGTTCACGCTGCCTGCCAACAGCGGTACGGTCGTCACGCTGGCAGAGACGCAGACGCTCACCAACAAGCGGATCACGGCCCGGGTGAGTTCGACGGCCAGTATCTCGTCTCCGCTGGCTTGGAACAGCGACAACTTCGACCAGTACGCCGCGACGGCCCAGGCGGGCGCGTTGACGATCAACGCCGACGCCGGAACGCCTACTGACGGCCAGCGCATCATCTTCCGGTTCAAGGACGATGGCACACCTCGAGCGCTGACCTGGACGACCGGCGTTTCCAACGGCTTCCTAGCCGTCGGCGTGACCCTTCCAACCACAACAACCGCCAACAAGGTCACCTACGTGGGCGCGATCTACAACTCGTCGTCTTCGCGCTGGGACGTGGTGGCGGTGACCACAGAGGCATGA